TCATGGGTTCTCTATTAGAGTCATCTAAATTAGTGGTGGCATCTTGGTTATACCGATCTTGGAAAGAGATTCCAATTTTAATGAAGGTATACTTCACCACTGCTCTTGTAATTTTGATGATGTTGACATCGATGGGAATTTTTGGATATTTGTCTAAAGCACACTTAGACCAAGCAGTTCCTTCCGGCGACGTCGCTGCAAAGTTAGCTCTGTTAGATGAGAAAATCAAAACAGAAAAAGATAATGTAGACGTAGCTCGAAAACAAATCAAACAACTTGACCTACAGGTTGACCAAACTATTGGACGAAGCGACGATTCCAAAGGTGTTGAGCGTTCTCTACAGATTAGAAAGTCTCAACAAAAGGAAAGAGCTACACTCCTGGCTGATATTGGAGTAGCACAATCTAAAATCACCAAATTAAATGAAGAACGAGCACCCATTGCATCTGAAGTTCGTAAGGTAGAGGCTGAGGTTGGTCCAATTAAATATATTGCAGCACTCATTTACAGTGATTCAACTGACACGAACACGCTTGACTCTGCAGTTCGTATTGTTATATTACTAATCGTATCTGTGTTTGACCCGCTGGCAGTTTTACTTCTAATCGCGGCAAACTGGCAGCTTAACAGGGAATCTCTTGTTAAAGATGTAATAAATCCACAAATAACAGATGCTGTAACGCAAGTCGCACCACCTGCAGCCGAGGTTCCACCAGAACCTGAAGAACATATTATAAGCACAGTTTCTACAGAAACAATAAATTCTCCGCAAGAAAATAATTATACTGAGGAATATCCTCCTTGGGAAGATCGTCCCAAGAAACCTATAACTTACGACTCAGTTGGTAGAAGAATCACGCCTTAAATTGTAAAAAACCTAAATAATTGTAAATCCTATAACAATTATAAGGGGATACAAGTGTCAACACAAGAACAAGATATTGATAAATTATCAAAAGAAATGGACAAACTTAAAGAAGCATATAGTGCTTCTAGTAGTAAAGGATCTTTAGTCGAAAAGATAACCTTTGCAGGTATACCAATCATGTTTTCATGCATAGTATATCTAATGTCTGCTCTTAGCAGTACTAGCCATGATCTTACGATTTTGCAGGGTAAAATCAATGTAGTCGTGAATTCAGAAAATAAAGCAATTCCACCACAAGGTACTACCATTGAGATGGAAAGAATCAAGGAAGAATCCGCTTTAGCAAGAGCAGCTATGACTTTAGAACGTACTAAAGATATGGCAGCTTTAAGGGAAGAAGCCGCTTTAGGTAGGGCAAAAGTTCGTAAAGATTCAGCACTGGCACGCGCTGAATTAGATAGTCGCATTGATTTACTAGAATACAAAGTATTCGGTAAAGTTAGATAAACACACTCTAAGCTCACACTCTAGACCCTACTGTCAGTAGGGTCTTTTCACATTTAGTTGACTTTAAAGCGCAGTCGGTGTAAAATAACGGTGTTGGGTTTGATTAGGAACACTTATGAAAACAGATAAATTTGATCTAAAGGTAAAGGTTGAGTATAATAAACCTCGTGACCTTGTTGCTAAAGACTTGCGTACGCCTAAGTATCGTATGCGTGTAGTTGATAGCAAAGTCTCATTTCAACGTAACTCTAAACACAAGAAGGATCTTTATGAATATTGATTTTGAACGTACACATGTAGCTAATGATGTAGCTACTACGCTGTCTCTACGAGCTCTTCCTTATGATACAATTGAGTTCAAGCTCTCTCGTAAAGTATTGGATAATGATGGATGTATTGTTCAAGAAAATGAGACTAAGATGTATCCTTCTCCTGAGGCATTAAAAGAAATGCTGTTGCCATTTATTAACCATTTGAAAGATTTTTACAATGACCAAGACCAATCTGGAACGATTTAATGAACTACAACCATGGGCAATCGAAAATTTGCGTTCTCTTGCAGAAGGATGCACTGTCGTTTTTATCAAGCAAGACGGAACAGAACGAAAAATGCGATGCACACTCAACCCAGCTAGCATCCCGCAAGAAAGCCAGCCAAAAACCGATGGCGAAGAAGCTACCAGCACTCCTGGACCGACGATTCGGGTCTTTGACTTAGACAAGCAACAGTGGCGCTCGTTCCGCTGGGAATCTGTCAAGCAGTTCACTCCATGCATGGAGTGAAAAGCCCTACGGAGTGAAGGGGCTTTACTTTAATTCAGCTTCAGAGTAAAATAGTCTTTAACTTGATGAGGTCACCTATGCAAAACACTGCTAAACGTCGCGAAAAAGCTCACCGTATCTTCGCTAAGAAGGATATCGAGCCCACACTGGCTCTGGATTCTTATAACAAAGATCTGGTGCTGGCACTGAATTGGTACAATGCTAATTCTACCGATAAGGATCGCCGTAAGTGGGTTTTGCAGTATCTGGTCACGCACAACCTGAAGACTGCAGTTATTCCTCTGAATTCTGCCACGGACTTTGAACTGCGCTCGCTGGCATTTCTGTGTCGTCTTTCTATGCGTGATCAAGTTCTTCGCGAAAATGAAGATAATCACATCAAGCGTATCATCAAGGAACTCTCTGTCAAGTATAAGAAAACCAAGGCAGTTGCCAAGGTAGTTGTTGCAGAAACTCCCAAAGTTTCTATTCAAGATCGTATGGCAGAATCTGCTTCCAAGCATGCTGCGGAGATTGATGCTGCCATTGATGATTTTGTCAAGGAAAAGAAAGAATTCTCTACCAAGCAATACCTGAAGTCTTATCATATTTCTTCTCCGGTGGCGAAGCGAATCGGTGAGAAGTATACGCGTCTGGTTGCTGAGTTGCAGGAAGCTGTCGCCGGCACTGACGCTCAGTTGGTTGAGGGTTACAAGCATCTTTCGAAGCGTGATTTGAAGAAGTTCCTGGCTTTCGTTGTGTCAATCGTTGACGACTGCACGCAACAAGTCCAGTCTGCCAAGGCTGTTCGCGCTCCTCGTGTGCGTAAACCGCAGCCTGCATCTAAGATCACTGCCAATGTTAAGTACATGAAGGAATTCGTTGAGTTGGGGTTGAAGTCGGTTAAGCCTGATACCATTGTGGGTACTGATGAAGTTTGGGTGTACAACACCAAGTATCGTCGTGTCACTGTCTACAAGGCAGAGTCCGGTACTTTGTCTGTTCGCGGTACGACTATCCTTGGATTTGATATCAAGGAATCCAAGGTGATGACTGTGCGCAAGCCTGAAGAATTCTTCAAGGGTTTGACGATGGGTAAGCGTGCGCTGGGTGCTGCTTTGAAGAAGTTGACTTCTAAGCCTGCTGTGCCTAACGGTCGTATTAATGAAGAAACTATTATTCTGGGAGCTTTTTGATGCCTTATGTTAGTGTTTATATTGATCTTGGTGAATTCACCGATGATGATCTAATTGATGAGCTCAAGGATCGCCGACTAAATTTGCATGAATTTTCCTATGAAGAAGAAGAAAAAGAACTTATTGAACGTATCTGGTTGAAGCGCCGTGTTGGTGAAGATTACCAGAAAGAATTGGACGAATTGATTTACTTGGTTATGGGAAAGATTGTATGATTCTTGTTGATTATAGTCAGGTATCTCTGGCAGCTATTCTTACTTTTCAGCGAGAACTGAAGGGTAATGAAGCTGAGGTCATCAATCTTATTCGTCACGTTACACTTTCTACCATTAAGTCTTTCAAGAAAAAGTATGGTAAAGAATATGGCGAAGTTGTAATCTGTTGTGATGGTCGCAAGTACTGGCGCCGAGATTTCTTTGAATACTACAAAGCTGGACGTAAGAAAGCCCGCGAGAATTCAGATCTGGATTGGACGCTGATCTTTGACACACTTTCTGATATGCGTGATGATTTGATTGAGCACTTCCCTTATCGTGTTATTCACGTTGACCGGGCAGAAGCAGATGACATTATTGCTGTCATGGCTAAGTGGACACAAACCAATGCGTTGGTTCAGCAGGGTTTGATGGAAGATCCGCAGAAGGTTCTTATTCTTTCTTCAGATGGAGATTTCTTCCAACTGCAAAAATTTGATAACGTGAGCCAGTGGTCACCGATGCAGAAAAAGTACATCAAGGTTACTAAGAAAGAACTGCACGAGAAAATTATCACCCATATCGTTAAAGCTAGTGACGATGGTATTCCAAACATCCTAAGTAAAGATGATGTCTTTGTTAAAGGTGAGCGTCAGAAATCTGTTTCTCAGAAACGACTTGACGAATTCCTTGAGATTGGTTTCGCTGCATGTAAGAACGATGAAGAACGTCGTAATTGGCATCGGAATCAGACTCTGGTTGATTTTGAATTCATTCCGGAAGATCTTTCAAAAGAAATCATCAATGCATATCTAAATAACAAACCAAAGGGTGATCGCATGTCGGTCATGAACTATCTAATTAACAAAAAGTGTCGACTGCTTTTGAACGATATTGAGGATTTCTGATGTCAAAATTTATCACTGAAATGCTAACCGAAATTAATAACGACCCAAAGATTGCTTCTAAGTATAAAGAGAATGCATCTTTGCAATTCGTTTTCGAGTTTGCATTTAATCCAGCTAGAAAGTTTCTTCTTCCGGAGGGTGAGCCTCCATTTAAGAAAGATGCCGCGCCAATTGGTATGAGTCCAGCTAATTTGCATATGGAAGTTAAGAAATTCTATATCTTTACTAGAAAAGATTTAACTCAAATTCGCAGAGAATCTCTTTTTATTAATCTTCTAGAAAGCGTGCATCCAACCGAGGCAGCGTTGCTCCTGGCAGTCAAAGACCAGGACCTTACAAGGCTCTACCCGAAGCTGACGCACAAAACGCTGTACGACGCTGGCTTTGTGCAATCAACGCCTCCAGCGACCCCTACAGCCCCTGCAAAGAAGGCTGCCAAGGTAAAAAACGAGGTGACACTTCCTGGAGCCCAAGTCTAGTGGGAAATAACCCTCCGGAGCGAGGGGTTATTTGGAAGGTGTTGACTTTAATTCACTCCTGGAGTATAATAGCTGTAAGAAAGTTGAAAAGGAAACCGAAGTGAAAAATATCTTTGCCGTCGTCGCTGTTGCTGTCGCCTCTGTTGGTATTCTGGCATCGGCACCTGCTTGTGCTCAAAATTATAATAGGCACCAGCATCATAACGGAACTCGTGATATTATTATCGGTACGGTTATCGGTGGTGTTGTGACCGGAGTTATTATGAACTCGCAGCGCGGGCAAGTTATCGTACAACCGCAAGTTGTATATCAGCCTGAGCCACAAGTTGTATATCAACCTGCTCCGCAAAAGTTCTGTGAAGTGAAATTCATTCAAGACCAATTTGGTCAGGTTCGCGAATTTACTGCTTGCTACTATCGCTAATATGAAACAGAAATGGATTGACGCATTCATGGATACTGCTGAGCGTTTTGCTCAGCTGAGTTCTGCCACCAGGTTGAAGGTGGGTGCAGTGGTAGTCCAAGAAAACCGTATAATCTCCATCGGCTATAATGGAATGCCAGCTGGCTGGAGTAATGAGTGTGAAGAAGAAATTGTTGTCGATGTCGACGACAAGTGGTTGGTAACATTGAAAACAAAAGATGAGGTTATTCATGCAGAAGCTAATGCAATTCTCAAGTTGGCACGCGATGGTGAACGAGGCGCTGGCGCCAGCATATTCATCACTCATGCTCCTTGCATCAACTGTGCTAAGTTGATCTACGGCGCAGGAATCAAGAAAGTTTATTACCGGAACAGCTACCGTGACACCGCTGGTGAAGACTTTCTGGTGAAGTGCGAAATAAATGTTGAAAAAACTTGACTTTAAACGAAAATCGCTGTATAATAACGCTAAATAGATGATAAGGCATAGTCTTATCAAACCAAGGAAATAACCGCAAATGTCGTCGTGTCTCTTATCCAGAAAACATCTACCTCTATCAAATAGAGTCTGGACAGGCGCACGCCCACAAGCAGGAAATGTATTTGCGATTGAGTATGATGTTGAGGGTTTTGGTAAGAAGACGTAAAGGTCTTACTTAATTTTACCAAAACCCTCGGAGATGAAAGTCTCTCGAGGGTTTTTTGTTTTACCCCTACAGACTGTAGGGTCTTATGAAGTGCTTTACTTTAATTCACTTCTGAAGTAAAATAGGTGCTTAGGTTGAGTGAAGAGGTTGTTCTGTTCTTCGCTTAGCTTGAAAGAAGTGCTTGACTTTAATTCAGTTCTGAAGTAAAATAGGTGCTTACGTTGAATGGCAACGGCTGTTTGACTAAAGATCTTTAACAATTTGCGTACCAATTTATGAGACTGACTGCTTCGGTAGTCAGTCT